AACCTGGGTCTTGACGGTCACATGCGTCAGGCTTTAATTTCGTTTATTCATTCGATTGGCTGGGATGCCTTCTTGTACAGCGAAGTCGTTGATCTGATTGAACAAGAAGACTTCTGTGGTGCCACGGAGGAAATGGGTCGCTGGATTTTCGATGCAGAGCACCAGGTCATTGGCGGACTACTGGATCGCCGCCGGGAAGAAATCGATCTTTTCTTGACCGAGATTGACGCCAATCCCTGGTCCTCTACCGAGATTTTGTTGACGGCGTTCCGTAATTACGCAGCTGCTGCACACCAAGTACGTGCAATCCGTACCCTGGAAGAACGTGTCAGTCCTTATGTGCTCAGTGAATTTGCCAATAGTTTCCGTATAAATAGCCCTGACTGGGACTCCGTACCCCAAGATCTTTTCGATTTTGACTTTAGTAGCTAGGCTTAGAATAATTACATCAAACGAATGCAGGGTGGAATGGAACGTTCGGTAGAACCCAGGGAGTTTGAACTTCCATTAGAACTGCAATTCTCGATGCGTAAAGCTGAGCTGAGCGCCCAAGAGATGACCTGGGAACAGCTCTACGTTGCACTTTTAAATCTGTACCACCAGCGCCTGATGGAATGGCACGCCGTTAAGGCACTGATGGCAGATGAACAAATCGATATTGATTTCGATATTCCCACCGACCTGGAATTAGTCGAACTCGCCGCCAGCTGCATTGCCGACGACGAGGACGAAGAAGACGATGATTTCCAGCCTTTCTAATCGCCTAGTTCAATAAGACGACCGAGATACCACTGTGCCTTCTTCAGTGATTCTGTCCCGCCTTTATGCTTCTCACGCCAAACATACTTGGCAATATTACCCTTCAAGTATCCACGGTATTCTTCGGCGGTTAGCTGGGCTTCGATTGCTTCAATGCATTCGATTCCGCCGTCGGTGTAATGAGACGGATGATTGACGACATCCTCCTGGATTACAGGAGGTTCTTCTTTTACTGCCCAGGGCACAGGGCAAACACCACCCGGGCAGTCGCTAATCATTTCGTCGTCTTCTACCGGCGCAAACCACGACGTTTGAGGGATTCCTCCTTCATCTCCTCCGTCGGTGCTTCCAGCTCCAGAACTACCCCCTTGGGACGAGGCGATGCTCCCATTGCCATTCCCTCTTCCATTGACGGAATGTAGCCCGTCATCCCCGGCCTTTGCATTCCTTCGATGTTCAACGGATTGCGCTCCAGACCCTGTTCGCATGCCACCAGACCCCTGTTATACATATCGTATAAGGGTACATCATTTTCTTCATTGGCGAGCGGCTGACCAAAGTCTTCCTCGGTCAAACAGCGGCTCTTAACTTCATCTTGGACAAAGCTATCTAAGAAGCCTGCAGCTTTGTGATACATGATATTTAAGGCTTTGATTTATTCCTTTTACAATAATACTATGGCAAATTTGTTCAGTCCTGAAGAAGATCCTCGGCGGTTACCTGGTACTTCAGGCGCCGAACTTACGGACTTAAATCCGGAGCAGGCTTACGACACCGACATGCGTCGTGTCGACGAAGAAGAGCGGAGTTCCGCTGAGTCAGTCAACGACAAGCAAGCCCGCGTTGCAAAGTTCATGCGAGCTGCAAAAACTGCTGGCGCCTATAAGCAAAGAGCTGGTATTGATGAGCCAACGATTCGTGGTAAAACTCCACGGAATCCAGCGACAATCGAAGGTACTGAACTTCCCAGCATGGGAGACACCATTGGGCGAGCCGGTGGTACCAACTACGCCCGTAAACCAGATTTCAACTTTGGCAAGCCTTTCGTCTAATCAAACTTGAGAGAAGACGACGTTATGAGGTTGGTCCTGATATTTCCCTTTGCGATCCTGATAACTCACTTTGCAAGGGGCGCCGCGATAAAAGAGAAGTTGGGTGATGCCTTCGTTTGCATAAATACGGTTGAAGAGACCAGTACAGTTACTGATTTCCAAGGTGAGGTAACCTTCCCAGCCGCTTTCAGCTGGCGTGATGTTGACCAGGATTCCGGACCGAGCGTAAGTCGATTTACCAACGGCGACTACCGTCACGTCACGAGGCAGCTTCAACCGTTCTTGTGCTACGCCTAGGCAATAGCCGTAAGGAGGAAGCAAGAAGTATTGACCACGTTCATCCTCCTGCAGTTCAGCAGGTTTAAGGATGTCAGGGTCAAAAGCTTTTGGATCACAGTCACCGGCCTGTACTTTGCCGAAAATCAGGCATTGCTTTGCCGAAAGTCGGATGTCGTAACCGTAAGAACTGAGACCATAACTGAGAAGCCGACGGCCATCTTCTTCGCTGACCACATGATCAACAAACGGTTCAATCATCTGGACTTCTTGAGCCAGTTCTTGAATCTGCCAGTCAGCTAAAACCGTCATGCGCCCCGTTAATCGTCTTTCAGTATACGGAATTTAACAGAGAATACGGCCCTTCTCGGAGTAAATATCGACGAATTTTTCGGTAGCTTCCGCTGAGTCATTCATGGGCGGCAAATATACCAAAAACGAAGTGCAGGTTTTATGGTTGCTGATGCCGTTGCTTGTATTTTTTAACAAAAGCGGCGAGGTCTTGAGGATGCAGATCGGAAAATCAAAGATTTTTTGTTCGTACCGGATCATGTCCGGACAATTTGTGAAGTAAAGTCCCTGGTCAACCTCCCGTGCCAGCCAGGATCTGTACAATTTCCGGAACCAGACCGCATGAGAAGAGGTCAACGTGGGAGAGGAAGCCCGCGTCATCTTCCAACGATCGTTCTTTTTGTCCCAGAAGTACGCCCCACTGGGCGGAAACAAGTAAACACTTCCGTGCCACTGCTGGCAGTTCAGTCCATCGTCCGCTGGAGAGAAATATTCCTTTGCTTCTACGTATTTATTGGCAATACTGGAGCTGGCAACATCAAGATCAATGCCTTCCAGCAGAGCATGCGCTGATGCAACCAGGTCATAGTTGGTAATCAGCTCAAGATCTTCCTTGTGGGCATAAATGCTCTGGAATCCCATCAGCTATTAGTCATCTGGTTGTAGTCCACCTCAAAATAACGCATGCCTTCATCGTCATTGATGATGTAACCAGCCTTTTCACTAGGGTCAATCTTCTGAGCAGCGCCCAAAATACGGCGGAAGGACTCAGCCATGTCACCGTCGTTTGATTTTTCGCACTCTTCTTGTGCTGCGTGCATCTCTTTGAGCGTAAAGAAGAACATAGACCGCTCTTTGTTCTGAGGTTGGAACACCATTACCCCAGGACCTTCACATTCCCACATCTTGGAGTACTGCTGGCCCATGTCCCCAAGGATCAGACGGACAGTTGCGTCCAACATCCGTGCTTTCGTCTCATCCATCTCTGGACCAATGACGGAAGCAATTAGTTTTTCACGACGGTTCATTGTTCTATCAACCCCTGACGTTCTAAAGATTCCAACAGTTTAGGCATTGGCTGGTACAAGACCACCATTTTGCCTAATATTCCGCGTTTCTTGATGAGTTTACCGGATTCGTCGCGGACTTTATCGAATTCACCAGAACGAATCAGGTATTCAGCCACGCAACGCAGCCGTCTTTTCAGCGGAAGCTCAGCCTTTGGAAATTTACCGCAAATTGTATCCGGCCTCATGTCCTGGAAGGCTAGACGTAGGCGATTTGCCAGCGTCATCCCAGAATTTGCGTCTTCCTGCTCGTAATTCTTTAGGTTTTCTAAATAACGCTGCAGGCAGCCGTCATCAAAAGAACCTTCAGGCGGCAAGAACATTTGGATTTGGTTCACCAAAGATTCCGGCAGCACGTCCCGGTGGTTTTCAACCGTAACCATGTCGATTTTCACGTTGATAAAGCGATGGGCCATTACTCAAGAGCGTCAAAATTCGTAGATACATACATGGGAGGCGCTTTTTTCCGGTAATCGTTCGGCTCCATATCACGGTTCTTGGCAAATGAGCGCACCAGCTGGTTCCAGGGGATGCGAATAACGGCCTTACGGTTGGAATCCGGAGAGGCATTGACGTAATGGATGCCTTCAACCCAGCCTTTTTCAGGGTTTTTACGTCCCATTGCCATCCAGTTTCTTAGTGTTTGGTCAGAAACATTCAGACGCCTGGCACATTCCTCGGTCGAAATGTACTCATCGGCATAAGCCTGGGGATTAAGGATGTCAGTTTCGCCGTTTTCGTAACGGCTATGCCATAAGGACGAAAGGATGTTCTTGATTCCCTTCAGTTCCCAAGCAACGTCTTCAAGTCCTTTTCGAATTCCGTAAGCCATAATCACACGTCTTTCTCAGATGCTAATGTGTGGGAAAACTATTTGCTCCAATGGAAGAACAAGTACCCCCTAGTCAAGCTCCGGCTCCTACACAGATCAGTCCTGAACAACTAGAAATGATGAAGGCAAGAGCCAGAGAACTTGCCATTCAACAAACCGTAGCTCAGCAGGCGGCAGCTCCTCAAGTACAACAACCGCAAGTGGTTTATGTACGTCGGAACCTAACGATTGCAGAGCTTCTGTTGGTTCTAGTTGTCTCCTGCGGCCTGGTGGCAGGTGTTCAAGCAGGCTGGAATTTTGCAACCAATGTCTTACCTCGCCTTGAAATCAGGGTTAAGTAAGGTATTGGACTAACGGAACTATAATTGATTCAAGGGCATTTATGTGTAATAGGTAGTGGCTAATCGCAGGATAAGCGAGTTACAAGAAATTGCAGGTATCGACCTAGCAGATGCCGACCTATTGACGGTTGTGCAGACGGCGGAAGTCGACCCTGCAATTAAAAACAAAAAGCTCACTGTCTCTGGCACGAAGGCGTATTTAAATATTTTCTATCTCCCCCGCACCGGGGGCACCGTTAGTGGTTCCGTTACTGTCCAGAACAACCTCACGGTTTCTGGTACCACCACTACGTCTGGTTTATCGGTTACTAACCAGGCAACAATTAGTTCTCTTGTTGTTCAAACCAACGCAACAGTCAGCGGTACTGTTAGTGGTACGACCCTGACTGGTACCAACGTCAATGGTACGGACGTCAACGCAATCAACCTGACTGCAACAACGTTCACCATTGCATCCTTGACGGGTGTTTCTGGTACTTTCACAGATCGAATCTCTGGTGCAACCGTCACCGGTAATGAAGGTCAGTTCACCAACCTGTTTGCAATTACCGGCACGGTTTCAAACTTCCTGTCGGTTGGCGAAGTCACTGGTTTAACTACCCGCTTCAACACCATCACCGGTGCCACTGGTACCTTTACGACCAGTCTTTCTGGTGCAACGGTTACCGGTACGACTGCCAACTTCACCACCGGTAATTTCCAAACTTTAGTTACGTCTGGCCATACGGTTGGTGGAGACTTCACCGTATCGGGCAACCTGTTTGCTAAGGGTTCAGGCTTCTTTAGCTCCGGCGTTCAAGTCACCGGTACGCTCAGCGGCACAACCGTTACCGGTACCTTAGCCAGGTTTACGAATATCACTGGCGTCAACATTGTTGGCACCACCTTAATTTCGGGTGCAACCGTTAGTGGTGGCGTCGGTAAATTCAATAGCGTCACTGGCGTCACCGTTGTTGGCACCACGACCGTCTCTGGCGCAACAGTTACCGGCGATGTTGGTAACTTCACGACCTTAACGGCCAAGACTGCAACCTTCACGACTGGCATCATCCGTGAAAACATCACGGTCACTGGAGATGCTGATGTAGACGGCGATATCTTTATTGGTGGTTCCGGTTTCTTTGCTTCCGGAATCAGTGTTACTGGAACGGTTAGTGGCCAAACTCTTACCGGTACTCTTGCTCAGTTCACCACACTGACTGGTGGTACGGCAGGCTTCACTACTGTCACTGGAACCACGGTTACCGGTACTACCGCAAATTTCGTCACCCTTTCAGGGACGACGGTTACCGGCACCACGGCTAACTTCACGACAGGTAACTTCCAAACTCTGATCACTTCTGGTCATACCGTCACCGGAAGTTTGATTGTTTCTGGTGACCTGACGGTTGACGGCAACAGCTTCTTTGCTTCTGGTGTCAATGTCACCGGTACGTTAAGCGGAACCACAATTACTGGCACGACGGTCCAGGCAACAAACATCACTGGCGTTACCGTTGTTGGCACGACAATTGTTTCCGGTGCAACCGTTACCGGTAACCTGGCTCAATTCACAACGCTTACTGGCGCAACCGCTGGCTTCACAACAGTCACCGGCGCAACGGTCACCGGAACCACCGCAAACTTCGTCACACTTTCTGGGACTACTGTCACAGGAGACGCGGGTCAGTTCAATACACTTACCGGCAATACCGCAGGATTTACTACGGTTACTGGTACAACCGTAACTGGTGCAAGCGGTTTGTATTCGACGACTCTACAAATCAGTGGTTCGAATGTTGCCACTGATGCGTCTGTACAAAACACTGCAATTGTCTTTGCTATTGCACTTGGTTAAACGGCTTATAATTAAGAAAACTGTGACGGCATCCGCAAATAAATGGCACGTTTTGTTTCAGTAGTTAGGCAAAATATCGCCAGTGGAGATGCTAGTCCTACGGCGGTAATTTCTGGTACAACAAACTCAAGCGGTGTCCCCGCTTCTACTTATGGTGTTGTCTTAAGCATTCTTGCTTCTAATACAACGCCAAACTCTCAGAACGTAACGCTAGAGATTATTAAATCTGGTGGCACCCCCACCGGTTCAATCATTACTTCTGGCACCGTTCCTAACCAGTCATCTCTTGAATTTATGACTGGCAACAAACTGATTATCGAATCAGAAGACATCATCCGTGCTTATGCAGGAACTGGAAACGCAGTTGATGTCACTGTTTCTTACATGCTGAACCCGCAAGACACCAGTATCTGATCATGCCTTACATCGGTAATACCACAACCTCTTTTAATGTTGATTCAAACAACATTAATAACGGTTCAATTACAACCGAGAAAATTGCAGCTGGTGCGGTTGTAAATGCTGATGTAAACGATTCAGCTTCTATTGCTGGCACCAAGATCAGTGCAGATTTTGGTGCACAAAATTTAGTTGTTGATACCAGTCTTCTTTTTGTTGACGCCACTAACGACCGTCTGTTAGTTGGTACTTCTAGTAGCCGTTCCAACTGGTACAACGGCGCAGGAAGGGATCCCCAAATTCAGTTAGAGCAGGCTGGAAATACAAGACTTGGAATTACGAGAACCGATAACACCAATAACGGCCCTGAGCTTTTGTTTGGTAAGACTAGGGGAAGTGCTTATCAAGCCGTCGCTAGCTCCGACGAAATTGGCGAAATCAGCTTTCAAGGTGCTGATGGCACAGAACTTGTAGAAGCCGCGAGCATTAAAGCCGAAGTAGACGGCACCCCTGGCGCCAACGACATGCCAGGCCGCCTAGTGTTCTCTACCACCGCCGACGGGGCGAGTTCTACCACCGAACGCCTGCGCATCACGTCCGCAGGGCTCGTAGGCATAGGGACTAATTCGCCTGCATACGCGCTCGACGTAAAGCAGTCAAACACAGCTAACTCAAACACCATTGCAGCAAAAGGTGGGACAGACGGTGGCGGTTATTTCTGGGAAACAAATGCTGGAACAACATATGGCGCTATTGGTTATGGAAATTTAATTAGCGCAAATTCCGGCTCGTCTAATACTGCAATAACGTCTTGGGGAGCCCAAGATCTTCTCCTTGGAACCAATAGGACAGAACGCCTGCGCATCACGTCCGCAGGGCTCGTAGGCATAGGGACTAGTTCGCCAGATCAAGCATTATCGGTTGGTTCTGGGGCTGCCGACACTCGGATGTCAATTAATGGCACTGGTCAATATCAACTGAAATTTACTAATTCAGGAGCCGCTGGTTTTTGGATTGGTTCGCCGGGTGCTAACTCATTAGCGTTCGCGCAGGATGATGGCACTACGAGAATGACCATTGACTCCAGCGGCAGGCTCTTAGTTGGTACGTCTACTTCGTCTACGTATTTTGGTGCAAAACTCCAAGTTGAAGGAACTACGCAAGATACTTCATCTGCGATATTTACCAGAAATTCAGGAAATAGTGGTCCACCAAGTCTTTCCTTTGCAAAGTCTCGGGGAGGCATTGGAGCCTTTAATGTTGTTGCTAACAATGATGGTTTAGGCAGTATCTATTTCAGTGGCGCAGATGGTACTACGATGCGGACGGCTGCTGAAATTTCCGCCTATGTAGAAGGCACCCCTGGCACTAATGACATGCCAGGGAGATTAACGTTCTCCACTACGAGTGATGGGGCGGGTTCTCCGACGGAGCGGATGAGGATTACAGCCGACGGCACCCTTTTAACCTTTGGCGTTGCGAATGGGATTGTTTCTGGTCATAGCGCAGCAGCGGGAACAAGTGCCCAACTGTTTTTAGGCATCCACTCCAGAACTTCAACAACGGCAGGTGGTACAACTTCGTTCCAGGTGTTTACCAATGGCAACGTTCAAAACACCAACAACTCCTACGGCGCTATTTCCGACATCAAACTGAAAGAGAACATCGTTGACGCCAACTCCCAATGGGATGACCTGAAAGCTCTTCAAGTCCGTAACTACAACTTCAAAGAGGGCCAGACCCACACCCAGATCGGCCTAGTCGCCCAAGAGGTTGAGCCCATCAGTTCGGGCTTGGTTTACGAATCCCCTGACCGCGACGAAGACGGCAACGACCTTGGCACCGTAACCAAGAGCGTCAACTACTCGGTGCTCTACATGAAGGCAGTCAAGGCGCTGCAGGAAGCAATGGAGCGCATCGAAACCCTTGAGGCCAAAGTCGCTGCTCTTGAAACCCCGTAGTCCCCTTCACTACTATGTCTAACACCACCGCCTGGGAGGACTACTGCGAAGCCAGCCTTGACCTGAGCAATCAGGATGATGTTGGCGAAGCAGGAGCTATTGCAGCTCTGGACGATCTTTACGCCAACAACGATGAAGGCATGAAGCGCCTTGCTGACAGCTAGAAGTCCTACTCACTAATAAATTACTGCTGTCGTAACAGATAAATTTCAGAAGTTAAAATAAGTAAAAAGCACAATCAAAATGGCCGCCTTAATTACCTGGACCATTTCCCAGTTCGATACCGCTGTCTCCGATGAAGGTCTCAGTGATGTTGTAAAAACTGCACACTGGCAGTGCAACGCCAAAGAAACCGTCACCGTCTCCGGTGAAGAAAAGGAATACTCCGCTGGTGCATACGGTTCCGTTGGTTTCGGTGAGCCCGACCCCGACGCCTTCGTGCCCTACGCCGACATCACCTATTCCGGTGGCCTCGAATGGGTGAAGGCTACCCTTGGTGATGAGTACTGCACTTCCCTTGAAAGTGGCCTAGTCGCCAACATTGAGCAGCAAAAAAATCCTCCTATCGTGGCATTACCACTCCCCTGGATCTCAGGTTGATTTATAATTTCTTGAGTCTGCTAACCAAAAATGGCAACCATTCAAGAGAAAATTGACGCCCTGCGCCAGGAGCTGGGAGAAGTTGTGGAACAGCACAACCAAGCTGTTCAAATCCAAACTGCTGCCAAAGAGAAAGCAATCTCGATTCAAGGTGCTATCGAAGCACTTAAAGAATTGCTTGACGGAGAAGAAGCTCCTGCAGAAGCTGGTTGATTTAAAATAAAAAGTAAGAGTACAGCAGGCTGACAGTTGGCGTACATAGGGCAACAACCTGTCGTTGGCAGATACATTAAAATCGACCAGATCTCTGGTGGTTTTAATGGCACTGCCAGTGGTTTTACCCTAGCTGCGGGTGGTCAAGGCGTATTGCCCGGCACTGCCCGCAACCTAATGCTTTCATTGGGTGGTGTGATCCAAGAACCAGAAACTGACTTCACAATTTCTGGTTCTGGTCTCACCTTCACAACGCCGCCAGCCTCCGGTACCACCTTCTTCTGCGTCGTCTTTGGCGACATGCAGTCGATCGGTCAGCCCAGTGATGGCACCGTAATCCCGGCAACGATTGCCTCCAGCGGTAACTTCACCTTCCCGCAGACCGTACAAATCACCGGCGACACTGGTTCTACAGTCACCGGTCTTACCGTCAGCGGTAACGTCTTTATTAACGGCAGTGGTGGCATCAAGGTTCCAGTTGGTTCCACTGCTGATCGTCCTGCTTCTGTAACTGGATATATCCGTTACAACACCACCAGTAATGCCTTTGAAGGTTTCACTGGTAACTGGAGTCCACTTGGTGGTGGTGCCACTGGTTCAGGTGGTGACCAGGTATTTGTTGAAACCAGCCAAACCGTAACAACCTCTTACACCTTAAGTAGTGGGTTCAACGCTATTACAGCTTCCCCACTGACGGTGGAAAGTGGCGTCACCGTTACGGTGCCATCTGGTGCTGCTTGGATTGTTTTGTGAGGTACTGAGAAATGCCAGTTAACATTAATGGTTCTACAGGTATTTCCGGCGTTGATGGATCCGCTGGAACACCTGCTATTCAAGGTTCAGATACAAATACCGGCGTATTTTTTGGTACGAATACTATTGACTTCAGTACTGATGGAACCAGCAGGCTTTCCATCGACAGCTCGGGCCGCGTAGGGATTGGCACTACGAGCCCTAGTACGAAACTACAAGTAGATGGTTCGTGGGTAAGCAACTATGGAACGTTAAATATTACTGGACCAGACAACGATCTAATGGGTATCGGGTTTAGAAACACAAGCACTTATCTTGGTGGCG